TTGTATAGGTATGAAGGAAGTGGGTGGTAAGTTAGGATGGAGGCCTGTTGATACGAAGGTACTTGTTTATGTACAGCGACGGTGGAGTGACGAACGGATAGCGAGGAAGTTAGATATTAGTGAGCGTAAGGTACAGTCTATACGGGGATTAAAGGAGTTTAAGGCGCGGTTAAAGGAGTTAAACGAGCAGGTGGTTGCGAAAACCGCAGAAAAGATGGCTGAACAGAACGTTATTGATGCTACACGAGAGTATTTACAGTCGAAGATGTTAGCGACGGCACGGAAGTTGTACAAGATATCGAAAGAAGGCAACGCTAAGGAACGGTTGCAGTTTGAAGCAGCTAAGGAAATCCTCCACTTATCTGGACTGACGCCTAAAATACAAGTTGAAGACACGCGGGACCAGAGGGAATTCTCCGAGGAAGAGATATCTAAGGCATTAGACGTTCTTAAGGAAGTAGAACACGCCATGGAGCGACTCAAAGACACAGATAGCCAATTCTACTTAGGAAGAAAAGAGTCTGATGAAACAGCTCTCGAAACAAGCGCAGTACGACAGGGAGAGAGCTCAGAAGGACCTATATTACCTGAATAAGGTCGTTCTAGGCTACGAAGATATGGTGGAACACGTCCACGCTGACGCATGTTTATTTTATACCCTACCAAAGTACGGAAGATTCAGACAAATCACATTTCCCCGGTCATGGTTTAAGACAGTCACTATGACGGTAGGTGGGTCTATATGGCTATCCTTACCAGATGAAGACGGAACTTTCAAAGACGTATTCCCGTTCAAAGGCCCCGGAGTACGTATCCTAATAGCTTCTAACATCATCGATAACGCGGCTAAAATGGTTCACATGATTAAACAGCACTGGGAATCTAACAGTAGGCTACGTGCGGCATTCCCTGACCTCGTCCCGGAGTTCAATAAAGTACGCTGGGCAGACTCATGCGCTGAACTAAACCGTGACATGCGCGGCGCTGCTATGTTCGCTGGTGAAGGTACATACACGTCAATAGGCGTCGGAGGAGGCGTCATCTCTCAACACTTTGACGTTATCGTCGAAGATGACCTTATATACGCTAAAAAAGACGATTTTACCGGCCAGGAACTTATGCCGACCCAGGAAGATATCGAAAACGCTATCGGGTGGCATAAACTAGCCTTTTCACTGCTCATCGAGCCTAAAAAGAGCTGTATATTTAACATAGGAACGCGTTGGGCACCGCATGACCTCATAGACTATATACGTCGGAACGAGCGTCATTACCATTGTTTTGAAGTAGCTGCTACTAAAAAAGACGAAAAAGGGGAAGCTATCTGGCCTATTCCCGACGATTCGTACTGTAACTGGACTGAACGCTACGATAAAGAGGCTCTAGAGCAAATCCGTGATACACAAGGCCCTAAAATCTTTGAAACACAGTACCTTAACCGTCCCAGAGCCGGTGAAGACGTTACTTTTGACACTTCATACCTCGTAAGACACGATTCTCTAGCAGAATACCCAGAAGAAGGGATTTGGGAGACGTACGTTGACCTTGCCGGATGGTCTGACCAGAAAAACTTAGCTAGAAACGTCATTTTAACAGGAAAAAAGGACTTAAATAACCACCTTTGGGTAGCTCGTTACGACGCTGGCCGGTATAACCCTTCCCAAGTCATTGAAAAGTTCAAAGAACACCAAAGACAGTTCAAGTCTCGCGTTAAAATTGAAGAAATTCAGTACCAACGCTCTATCCGACACTTCGCTAAGCTTGATATGGAAGTAGACGGGAACTTCTATAACATTGACCCCATTCCGTACGACGGACGTAAAGACGCTAAGAACTTACGTATCCGCGGGCTTGAACCAGCTGTGCGCTGTGGCGCCGTACACATCCTTAAGTCAATGGATAAGCTCGTAGCTGAAATGGAAGATTACCCCTACTCCGCTACAGTAGATATCTTAGACTGCTTAGCGTTCTTACAGCGTTACGGAAAAGGCGTACAAATACAAGACCACTCTCCAGTAAAAATGGCCCTTAGTATAGAGACTATCGAGGAGGAATTACATGAAAAAGCGAATAGTGCTAACCGTGCTGATTACCCTTTTGAGTGTCAGCTCAGTAAGGAGTTTAACGTTGTCATCGACTAAAGCAGAAACTCAAAACAAGAAGAAAGCAGCTACTCTTATCAAGTCTAAGGAGAAAGATAACATCGACAAGGCTGTTGAGAGCCTAAAGGAAGCTGGCCTTGACGCTAAAATCATCTACCGTAAGAAAGACGGATTCTCAAAGAAGAACAAGAAGGACATTGAGCTGATGCACCAACAACTCAGAGCCATGGGAGTAAAAGACTGATGCCGGCTGAACTTCACAGGAAACTAGCACGGCAAGCAGACAAACAAGGACTTACCGGTAAGCGACGAAACGCTTACATCTACGGAACAATGCAAAAGACAACCGACTGGCGACCCCATAAAGACAATGCGAGACGTATAAGGAGCATGAAAAATGCCTAAACGATTTAACGTTAAAGAGTGGCAGGAGCGAATCCGTAACGGCCAGCGATTTCAAAAGAAGTTCGGGTACGCAGATGACTGGAACCATTACAAAGACTATTACCGTCACAAGTTCGCTAAAGGAATAATCCCAGTCAATATCGTCTATTCAATCCTACGTTCCCTCATAGCACAGATTTACTTAAAGAACCCTCGTGTCAGTATAACTCCATGTAAGCCTGGTATGGAAGCTGAACTTAACGCGCGCATCGTACAGCACGTCGATAACTGGCTGATACGAGAACTCATGGTTAAACCTGAGATGAAGAAACTCATCGTTGACTCGTTCCTCTGTGGTATAGGAACAGGGTTTATCGGCTACGATTCTCTTTACGGGTTTGACCCTAACAAGCAGAACCAGTATACTCAGTACGACAAACAAGGAGCTAGACTAGAGTACCATTCTCTTATCGGCCCAGGCCGGCCTTGGTTCCTTCGTGCCCGCCCTGAAGACACCGTCTTCCCGTGGGGATGTGTAAACTCATACGACGCCGAGTGGGTCGCTCTCCGTGTGTTCCGTCCTTTAGACGATATAAAGAAAGACCCTAAGTACCCTCACACTAAAGACCTAACGGGAGAGTACGTCAGACGCCGGACAGGCCCTGAAGGAGAATCTCCTAACGAACTAGAGAACTCAGGGTTCGAGAGTTTTGGTGAACGTCAGTGGGTTGAACTATGGCAGATACACGACGCGCGTACTGGAGAAATTATGGCTATCAGTCAGTTCTACGATAAGTTCTTACGTGACCCTCAACCCGACGAACTGCAGATAGAAGGGCTCCCTTGTGAAACCCTTATCTTTAACCCTGACCCGGACTATATATACGGTATCCCAGACGCTCGGCTCATCGAACCGCAACAACTCGAGCTTAACGATATCCGTACTCAAGCCATGAAACACAGGCGTGTTGACATGGTCAAAGGTATCATGCGTAAAGGAGCTATCAGTAAGAAAGAAGTCCAGAAACTAACAGACGAACGTGTTATGGCTATCGTCGAAGCGGAAACAGACGGACCTTTATCAGAAGCCATTATATCCTTTACGCCCTCAGCCGGACCTATCTTACAGGACTTGGTACTCTCTGGAGAGACCGTACGCGGAGACGTGAGAGAGATGGTCGGGTTCAGCCGAATCGCACAAGGAGAGTACCAAGGGAAAACACACATATCCGCAGCCGAGACGAAAGCGGTCTTTTCATCCCTTAACATCCGTCTCGACGAACGTAAGGATATGATAGCAGATTTATTAGAGCGCGTTGTACGTAAGTTCAACCAGCTCGTATTCACGTACTGGGACACAGAACGTGTCTCACAGGTCGTAGGGCCAGACGGAGCTAAATGGTGGCTGAAGTATACCGGCCAGCAAATCCGTGACGAGTACGACATAAAAGTCACTCCAGAAGAAGGTCCTAACCTCGACACCGGAACTAAGTTCGAGATGGCTATTAAAGCAGCTGAAGCCTGGTCTAAGATGAACCAGGGAGCTATAGCCCAAGGAGTTCCGGTACCGGCAGAAATCCAACGTATGCTTTTTTCCCAGTTCCAAGGCACAGGGCTTGACATTGACCGGTTACTTGCTCAATCGCAGGCAGCCGGTCAGCAAGCTCAGGCTATGCTCGGAGCCATGGGGAAAAGTTCAGATAAAGCAGTCTCGCCAGGACTGCTGGCACAAGCGATGGGAGGGAGGTGATATGTGGGCGACACACTGTCAAAATTGTGGAAAGAAACTCGTAGATAACAGCTTTGGTTTTTGTAGTTTACGCTGTGCTAATGAGTGGAAACTTCATAAGGATAGTGCCTGTACCCCAACCCTACACGGCTGTATCTCATCAGACGAGTGGGTGAACGGAGTCTACGAACACATCACTGACCACCCGATTAAAATAACCGGCGGTAAGAAAGAACTTAAAGCCGTATGCGAAAAATACGGCGTCATGGCAAAGGCGCTCCTCAAGCACAAGTCATCAGGCAAAGGCTATGAGATGAAAGTATAGGAGATACTATGG